CATCAGGTTCAACAGAATCATCTCCAATTACAGGAGTTGTTTCGTTTTCATCCTCTTCTTCCGATTCTTTAAGCAAATCATTTAGTTCTTGTTTCATTGTTGAAGCAAGTATACCCTTTGCATTTTGCTTTACTGCTTCTTCAAGTGTTTGTACTTGAAGTAACGCTTGTTCTAAAATGGATTTTTCGGTCATTTTTTTTGTTTTATTACTTTATAAATATTACGGTTTTATGGAAAATTCTCTTTTCTAATATTAGAAACCCTAAAAAATTGATTATTTAGATAAAAATTTATCTAAACCACCCATTAATTTTTTCATTCTGTCATCAAGTATCGGATTTTCCTGTACCGATTCTTGATACTGTTCTCTATCTGATAGGTCAGCAAATACATATGCTCCTGGAGTAGATGGTGACGATACTAAATCAAAACAAACTAATTCAAAGTCTTCCTGAACTACATTTTGACCTTTCACGTTCTTTAATGATCCCACCCCACGAGAAGATATACCAAGAGTTGCTCCGTTCATAATTAACATCGCAGCTTGGTCTCCTTTAGTAGATACAATACCCATCTTTCTCCAACCTGGAGAAGTGAATAATTTTATTTTACCCATTAACATTTTTCCTTCCCACCAAGTCTCAAGAATAGAGTGTGAAACTCTATCTAAATCAATAAGTGATGAGGATGGGTGGTTTAATTCGTTAAGGGCTCCACCTTTTTTAATAAGTTGTTGATATTTTTGGTCTTCTCTCTTAAGAATGACTTCGGGATAGATTCTCCCGTTTTTGTTGGGTGTATCGTATTTTTGCAAAACGGCATAAAGGATAAGGTCTTGTGAAAAGTCCATATCCTTCATCTCCGATATAATTTTTTTGTTGTCTTCGGGGGAAACGTGTCCAGCATCGTATTCGATTAATATTCCTCTCCCCGTCTCATTAGGACCTAATATCTTCATTTATAGTTTCTATTAATACTATAAATACAACGATATATAAGTTATTTCTTGTTTTTGTAGAAGTTAAAGAGATTTTTATTACATAACCTATCGTCAATGATGGATTTTATAATCTCTTTAACTGATAATTTAATGTGTTTAGACTTAACATCGAAGAAATTATCTACATATAATGTAACCTCAAGGTTCATAAATGACCTTTTATTTAATTTTATACCCTTTGTTCTAATATCTAAATCTACAATAGATTGAGGTTTGAAATTTTCATTTTTTAAATTATAAATTATTTCTTTAATTCCCCTTCTAGTTTTATTAATCAGATAATCAAAATCATCGGTATCGTTATTTGGTTCTACCCAAGCATTTAGTTTTAAGTAAATTGTTTTTAAGTTTTTAAAGTCTACGGTTCCGTATCCTATTTTTACTTCATTGTATTCTCCAAGGGAGATATACTTTCCTGTTTTCATTTATATTTTCATATTATTTTTATTTATGGTGTTAAAAAAATATAAACTAAAATATTTGAAATACCAAAAAACATTTAGTATATTTGTGATATAATTATAGATATGTTATATATTAAAGTAGACAGTAATAAGGGAATCGAGGGAGCTCTAAAGCTGTATAAAAACAAGGTACGTAATACCAAACAAATTCAAGAGTTAAGAGAAAGACAAGAATTTGTTAAACCCTCCGTTGTAAAAAGAACTCAACGTTTAAAGGCGACGTATATTCAACAAATTAAAAATGGTCTTGATTAAACAAGACCATTTTTAAGTTGAGTAAGTCGATAATAATTATATTTGGATAAACCCATATCTTGAACCTCATCCTTTACTTTACTTAATTTAGTAGTTAAGTCATTGTCATTAGATTCACTTAAAAGTGAACCAACTCTATTAAGAATGGATTCTTTTAATTCTGTAGTTTTAGAAACTAAATCTTCATTTGAAATTGAAAGAATAGTTTTTAATTCTGTTTGTTGAAATTCGTTTAAATTGTTACTGTATAATACGTTAAAATTATTAGCTAATACTGCGTGCAGTAAATTTTCATTTTGAGAGTAAGTCACTTGTTTAGATTCGTTTACTTCTTTCTTTGTTGTTAAATGTTCTACTAATTTCTTTTTTGCAATAACCTTCTTTTCAATATTTGATAATGAATCTTTTTCAGATAAGACATCTAAAGATTCATATAATTCATTTGATGTGATTTCAACCAAACCCAATTTTTTGTTTAATGATTCACAAAACACATTTAAATCGTTCCAATTACCCATTGGTTGACCAAAATACGTATTTAAACCCTCAACATATAATTTTGCAATCTCTTTGTCATCAAAGTATTTGTTCTCAATTTCTTCATAAAACAAATACATTTCTTTAAATGCTTTGTTTTCTTTAATTGTTTGTAATATATCTTTAACTTCAGTCTTATTTTCTTTAGAATAAGACTCAGTTAATTTTGTCAACATTTTGGATTTTAATTCCCCGAATTTGTTCATTGTTAGTCGTTTAATATGTCTTTTATTTTTGTTTCTATTTCATAAATATTACGTTTCGCCTTATCCATATCAAATAAATCATTAATTGATAAACTTTCGTCACCTAACATCCCTAATATTTTTGATTTCTTAGATTTTGATTCACTAAGAGGCGCTTCTCCTCCTGTATCAGCTGGTGGTGGAGCACCTCCACCCATATCCATTCCACCTCCCGCAGGAGCTTCACCAGCTGCTCCCGCAGCTTCAGCCGCCTTTCTTTCCTCTTCTGGAATACCATATTTAGAATCCACTTCATCAAATACTCCTGAACGTTTAATTACATTTTGGGTATTTGTTAATTCAAATCCCATTGCTCTTTCTAAACGTTGTTGTTGTAAATCAAGAATAACTTCAGAATCACTAAATCCAAGTATGTTCTTTTTAGCCCAAGTATGTGAAACAGGTAAGATACCAACTTGTGATTGATCTGAGGTTGCGTCTTTATAAAGAGTAACCTTTTCTTTCCATTGTTCTATACGTAATAAATCAGATTGTGCCGATGGGTTCGTTAATGATAATGTAAAATTATTTAATTCATCTTCTAAACCCATAAGGTATAAATGAACTAAAGCAATTTTATTTAATTCTTGAATTAATGATTTTTGAATTCTATTAATTGTTCTAGCAAAACGAATATCCATCAATGCTAAAGTTTTACCTTCACCTACAACTTCTTCAAATCCTAAGAACGCTTTTGGAATACGTAACGCGGCTAATAGTTTCTTTTGAATATATTCAATATCCGCAATTTCACCTAAGTTTTGTGCTCCAGGTAATGTTTCAATCGGACTTGTTTGTGCGGGATCACGTACAGGAATAAAATAATCCTGATCTACGGCCATTTGGTTATATCTCATATCGACATTACCATTACGTGGATCAGCAATAGCATCTCTTTTAAATTTACTTGCTACACGTTGTACATATGGTTCAATATCTTTATCATCCATATTACCTACAAATACTTTGAATACACGTCTTTCAGGTGCTCTTGAAGTTCTATAGATTAACATAGCATCTTCAGCAAGTAATAGTTGTTTCCAAATTCTTCTAATCTTATCTAACATAGATGTTCCATAAGGAAGTTTTCTATCGTCACCTAATAATCTAAAGTGAGCAATCTCCCAAGCTTGGAATTCCATATCTTTATTTTTCCAAGTAAAACGTAGTTCTCTTGTTGGTAACTTAGCATCTGACATTTGCCCTGGGTTTTTAGATGCCGACCCTTCAATTCTTTCTATTTCAATGTTTGGTAATTGTTGTACACCAATGATACCTTTTTCAGGATCAATTTTTAAATACACAAAATCATCACCATACTTACATAAACCTCTAGCCCACATTTGTAGGTTAGTGTTTACATCTAATTTGTTGATAAATAAATCTTCTAATATTGTTTTAACTCTATCCGATTCAGAAAAGATTGTTAATATTTCACCCTTTTCTGAAAGTGTTGTAGATTCTTCTGCGTAGATGTCTAACGCCGCTGAAATTTCTGGAGTAAACTCCATAGATTCATAATCATATGTTGCGGCCAATCTATTTGGTTCATAATAAACCGATTGGTTATATAGAGATTGATCTAATTTAGACCACTTATCTGCAACGTATTGACTTTGTTGAGCTTGCAACATTGCCTTTTCGTACTCTTCTCTATTGTCCGTGTTTAGTATTTGGTCTTTAGAGAAATTAAATGAAGGTATCTGGTCTTTTTTTACCTGATTAGGGTAACCGAACATCCTTGTTAATTTCTGAAAGACTGTGTTATTATTCTCTGCCATCGTATATAAATAGTTTTCTTTATAATATAAACCTTTTTATTTAATTAGGAAATGTTATTTACTTTTTCCGAACAACCAAGAGAACTCTTTGTACATATCTTTTGGTACGTTATGGGGATTATCCTTATGGAAAAAACTTGGGTCGGTGGCCATCGCCCCGATCGGGTCTAAAGATGTACCATATGAATAGTGTGTTTTATTAACCTCATATGTTCTTTCTGACATAGTCCAAGACTCTAACATTGCTTTGTTGGCGTTTTCTGTTTTTTCAAGTTGATTAAAACAAATATCACCTGAATATAGGGCCATTGATAGACTCATAATGGCATCATCGTGAGAACCTTTCATATGGTCTGGTCTTCCATTCATATAAACAAATGTATTAAGTTCGTTTAATAATCTATTTGACCTAACTAAAAACCCCTTTCTTAACGCTTCTTCAAACGCTGCAACAATTTGAGTTCTTTTATTGTTGAAGTTTAACCCAGGAATCTTATCTAACGCCTTTTTATTATACTCCCAAATATTCTGAGTATTAATCCCATCAATATAAAGGTTTTTATAATTTAATTCTTGTAATTTTCTTGATGTTGCAACCCCCATACCTCCCGTAATATCAATTACTATAAAGGCGTTACCGTATAATATCCCCCATTTATAAGCTACCGAAGCTAAATCATCGGGTGGTATTTTACCAATATATTCGGCAACCTGTTCTCTATCGTCAAAATCTATAATGTTAATTGATGAAAAATCCTCACTATCACCCCTACTAACGTCAACACCCATAATGTATCTATGACCATTAATTGGTTCTTTCCATTGCCAAAACGTTCCTTGCATATACTTTTCAATCGGAACTCTAATCATATTCTTGGCAATATTTTCTTGAATGTCTCCAGGAATAACTCCATCTCCAGAACCTAAAAAGTCACATTCTAACTCCTGAGCAATCTTACGTCTATCGTATTTAAATTTCTTAGACATTGATTCAAACCAAGAAGAGAACGGTTTATAACCTTGTTCTTCTAATTCTCGGTAGTTACTCATATCGAAGTCATTAAGAACAACTTCATCATCGTTATATTGTTCCCTATTCAACATATAATGACATATGTCACTACATTTAACCCATCTTAAGTCTTTGGTATATCTTGGGTCTTTAAACCACCTTAAATCGGTTATATGGAAGTCATTGATACCTCTTAAAGCTTGGTCATAAACACCATAGTAAATTTGGTCATATCCATTTGGAGTTGAGATAAGAATAATCTTACCACCCGTTGATAGGGATGCCATAGATGCTGCCCAAAAATCATCACCAGCTTCGATATAAGCCGCCTCATCAAAAACAAGTACAGTTGGTGTAAAACCACGAAGAGCATCCGCAGATGTTGCAACCGCTTTAACTTCTGAACCGTTATTTAATCTAAATCTACTTTCTGAGTTCTTATCGGGCGAAAACCCAACATTTATCCATTCAGGCCATTGGTCAATGAAGTGTCTAACTTTATTAGCCATCTCAATTGCTGTATCACGTTTGTTTGCAATGATAAGAATTCTTTCAGGATTCTCAGGTTTTGCTAACTGTAACTTTTTTGATAACCAAGCCGCGGTTACTGTTGTTACCCCCGCTTGTCTATATTTTTTAGTGATATTTTCGTTGTAGTCTTCGTAGTCCTGAATCAATTGTATTTGGTCAGGAAATAAATCCATAGGTACATACTTCTTCTGAGTGTTATCATACGTTTGTAGATAGGTTCTCAGTGCATAAGGAGTGTCCTTTATAATTTTTGCGTATTCTAATAATTGTTCTGCTCTACTATTCATATATATAAATACAAAAAAAGGTGGTAAAACTTACCACCTTTGTATTATTCGTCTTCAGGTAACCTTATCCCAAGAGATCCAAGTAAATCATCTAAATTATCCCCGTCTCCACCTTCGTCACCATATTCCATATTATATTCTTCTTCCTCCCAATCCTCATTTCTTAATGATTCTTCAATGTCTTGAACCATTCTTGCGATAATCTCTTTACCTAATCTATCACCTCTCATTATTAACTTTGTAAGTTTAAAAAATTCTTCGGTAGTTAATGATGAAAATCTTGATATTAAATAATTTGCCAAATGCTTCTTATCGTCTTCAAATAATTTATCAGGATAGGATTCGATGAATTTTTCCCAGATAACTGGACCGAATCTAACGTCCCACATTTCTGCAGGTAAAGTGTCGGTTTTATTCATAACCATTTCGGCTGATTTTGGATCATCAGGTAAACCTTGAGTTGCCAAAACCTCCATTGTTCCTTTAATTAATTCGTGAACTAATACAGGGAAAAATACACCTCTTGCTTTAACAGTTGGTGGGTTAGTTTCGGTATCAAGTTCTTCTTTACCCGCAAAACCACCTCCTTGACCCGCACTCATTAATGCATCATCAGGGTATATCCAATAAAGTAAGTCGTTAATTGACATTAACACACCATACTTTCTTATAATTCCAGTACTCATTTGTTCAAGTCGTGTATTAACTAACTCAAACATATAATGACCTTTTTTTGCTGAACCTTGAATCAATGCATTTAATAATCTTCGTTTTGCAACTTCATCATTAAATTTATCGAAAGCGTTTATAGTTTGTTCAATATCTTCACCAGCTTCTTCAGAGTCTACACCAAATTGTTCTTCAACTTCTTCATCAGTTGGATTTTCTTCTTCTTGTGAAAAACCAGAATTGTCTATTTCACCAATACCAACTAATAGAGCGTCAAATTGTAATGACCCTTCCGGTATTGCCAATTCTTTCTTAACTAATTCAACGGCTAATTGTTCTAATTCTTGTTTATATGTTCTTTCGAACTGCATAATGTCCATCATATTCTGACGAGCTGCCATAGATAATTGAGCGAACGCATTTTGGTCGGTAACATTACCTTGGAAACCAGTATAATGTTTTACCTTTTGAACTGTATCAATAAAACGTTTTGATGCGATTAACTCTTCAAAGTTAGAAGGTAAACCTTCAGGTTTTTCTTGTGGAATGCCTGGGTTATCTTTATATGTATGTTCTTTATCCGCTAGCTTTGCTGCTATATCAGGATTAATTCTTTCTGGATTGTTACCGTAGTCTAATGGCATCTCTATAAGATTTCGTTCGATCAAATGTAACAATTTTTTCTTAGAAAACATAATTATTTTGAGTTTTTGAACTTAATTCCTAATTTATCAAACTTTAAGAATTCAGGTAATCCCTCTTCTCCTTCAGCTTTTGGTTTTGGATTATGTTTTGGTTCAAAAGGATTTTCTCTTTTTGGTTTACCAGGTTTTGTTGTTGGTTTCTCTCTAACAGGTGCATCGGTACCAGGTTTAGATGGTTCAGGTGCAGCTTCGTAAGTCATAAACTCAGGAGTACCATTGTGTCCTACTTTAACATTAGGTCCAGCTTCTTGTAATTTAAATTGAATCATTTCCATAATTTCGTTTTTGGATGTAAAACTATGAAATTTTTTGTTAGTAACCTCGGAAACCCACTCTTTAATGTTAGATTTTTTATCTTCACTAACTTCTTTCTTCTGTCCTTTTAATATTTTAAAATCTTGAC